GCTAAGTTGGCTGAAATCTTTGAAGTAGAAAACTTCTACGTCATGGAAGCAGTGAAAAACACATCTGTAGAAGGTGTTGCAGAAAGCAATGCGTTCATCGGTGGTAAACATGCTCTATTGGTACACTCACCAGCAGGTGCAGGTCTAATGACACCAGCAGCAGGTGTAACATTTGCATGGAACAACCTATCAGGTGTCAACAACTTGGGCGTAACTGTAGAGTCATTCTCTGACGATGCACTTAAGCGTCAACAAGTTGCAGAACACATCCAAGTTAAAATGTCATACGACATGAAAGTCACAGGCGCAGACTTGGGTTACTTCTTTGACACAGTTGTTGCGTAAGATAAAACTCTGGTGGGGGCGTAAGTCCCCATCAAACCCGACTATAAATAACGAGGAAGAAGAGATGGCCCGAAGACCAATGCCCTTCCAGTTTGACCGTCCTGTATTTGTCCGTATTCCCTTTGATGGGCATAAGAGACACTTTGAAGCAGGTGACGAGTTCAAGTGGAAAGAGTTAGGTGTAGACGAAATTCGTGTAGAGATACTCTATAACAAAGGTTGGTTGCACCATAATTCTGAATTAGAAGTAAAGACAAAAGTCGGTGATGGACTAGAAGAACTAGATGTTGCAGGACTACATGATGTTGTAGACGCAATCAATGCCAAAGTTAAAGCTAAGTCCCAATCACAAGCAGACTTTGATAAGAAAAAATGTAAGAAGTCCAAGATTGCTGATAAACAACGTGGGCTTATTCGTAGTTGGCGTAGAACTTACGGACACTTGGAGAACTAATCATGGCTTGGAGCTACGACGAAACTGATCTTGGAACTACGACTGCATCTGGTCGTTTAAATTCTGTACGTCTGCTTCTTGGAGACACAGATACAAATGATCAACAAGTGCAGAACGAAGAGATTACTTTCGGTCTAGCCCAAACTAATGATAACGTATACTTTGCTGCTGCATGGTGTGCAAGAGTTGTCGCTGCTAAGTATTCACGACAAGTAAATACAAGCCTAGATGGTGCATTAAGTGCAGACTACACAGACTTAGCCAAGCAGTATGCAAACCTAGCAGAGAACCTAGAGTATCAAGGCAAGAAAGCTGGTGCTGTAGTGGGTATCAAAGCAGGTGGCATCAGTAAAGCTACGATTGATACGGTACGTGCAAACACAGATCGTGTTACACCTTCATTCCGTCGAGACCGTTTCCGTAACCCACCTAGCTACAGTGGTGATGAGTACGGCTCAGATTACGATTAAGGAGAATTACAATGGCTACTTTCAGAGCTTACGATCTCCTTAAGTTGGTTCAGGATCATGGACAAGAGCTAACACTACGAAAAAAGACAACTGCAGGAACTTATGATCCTGCTACAGGTTCAGTCTCAGGTTCAGCAACGACAGATTATGTGGTGGAAGGTTACTTCTTTAATTTTTCCACTGGACTACCTATCGGTGATGAAATCAGACGAGGTTCACGCCGTTGCGTAATTCCTGCGCTGGGCTTGGCAGTAGAACCAGATGATGAAGACCAAATCATAGGCCAAGGTGATACAGTTTCTGTCGTTAGGGTAAATACAATCTTCTCTAATGGTGTTAAGATTTGTTATATCTGTGAGGTCTCAGAATAATGCCTAAGATACAAGACACTTTTGACAGACTTAAAGGCCGACTAAATGATATGGCTGAAGAACAGGTCAAAGAGAGGCTTGTAGATATGGCTGACTATACTACTCGTATTTCTCCTGTTGATACTGGTGCATATGTAACCTCTTTCTCTATAACAACAGGTGCTGGTCGCCCAAGAGGAAAAAGCTCAGAAAATAGACTCAAAAACCAAAACCAACAAGTTAAACAGGGTGAGGGTTTTAACTTGCTTATGGGTGATATAGCCAAATTAAATATTGCAGACCAACTTGCTAGTGGCAACATGAGAGTTACTCTTCGTAATAATTCACCACATGCAAGAGATGTAGAGGATGGTGCTAACTGGCGTTCAAGTGGTTATCACGTATTCGCAAGAATTAGGAGAAAGTTTGGATGAGCATTTACAATAATATTCGTGCTGCTCTAGAAAGCCATCTTTCCACTACAGCCGACCTACCCGACATTGCCTATGAGAATGTCTCTTTTGATCCTACAACAGGGTCTAGCTTTCTTAAGGTAGCCTTTGTGCCAGTCTCCCGAAGACCTGCTGTACGAGGCTCAAATCCACAGCAACGGTACGATGGTGTTTTCCGTGTATTCTGTTATACACCAGAAGGTAACGGCCCTGCTGCTGCTGATGACCTAGCTAACAAGGTAATGGATGCCTTTGATGCTACAACAGACATCTCTTTTACACCAGCAGGTGGAGATGAAATCATAGTTTCTGTAGACTATGCAGAACGAGATAGTGGGTTTGTAGATACACCTTGGTATTACGCAACAGTGAATATCGGTTGGTATATCTTCGCCCAATAAAGGAATTGCTTATGTATACAGCAAAACAAAACTTTGCCTGTCAAGGTAAATCATATAAAGAGGGAGATAAAATCCCTGCTAAAATTGCCAAAGGACTGCCTGAACACTTGGTAGAATCTCCAAAGGCTAAATCAACAACTATTCAAGAAATCTCTGAAGGAGAATAACTATGGCTTTTGCACAGGGTAGCCGTTCCAGTCTCGCTTATATTGCTGAGACAGCATTTGGAACAACACCAGCGACACCAACATTCGCTTACTTGCCATTCAATACACACTCTATTGACCTATCAAAAGACCGTGTTGAAGGTAATGAAATTCAATCAGACCGTATGACTCGTGTTGACCGTCATGGTAACAAACAAGCTGGCGGTTCAGTAGAAGTAGACCTTCGTAAAGGTGACTTTGACGAGTTTATCGAAAGTGCTTTCTTTAGCTCTTTCTCAACAGACGTTGTTAAAGTTGGTACAACACCAAAGTACTTCACAATCGAAGACGCTGCTGAAGACATCTCACAGTTCCGTACATTTACTGGTATGGCTGTATCTGGTATGTCAGTTTCCATCGCACCCAACCAAATGGTTTCAACAACCTTTGATATGGTCGGTAAAGACATGACACAAGCTGCAACAACAGCTTCTACAGGCGGTACACCAACTGCTGCTTCATCTAACCAACCATTTGACAGCTACTCAGGTACTATTTCTGATGGTGGGTCATCTATTTCTATTGTGACTTCGATTGACTTCTCAATCCAGAACTCTTTGGCACCTACATTCGTTGTTGGTTCTGATGCTGCTCAGTCACTAGAGTATGGTCGTGCGGTTGTTGAAGGTACAATGACTGTCTACTATGAAGACGCAACATTGATCAACAAATTCTTGAACGAGACTGAAAGCACAATCGAAGTATCTGTGGACGATCCTACAGGTGCTAACAGCTACACCTTCTTGTTCCCACGAGTTAAGTACAACGGTGCATCTGTCCCAGTACAGAACCCACAGTCACGCTTGATCACAATGCCTTTCGTTGGTCTATATGACGCAACAGAAGACACAAACATCAAACTGACACGTACATCGTAACCCTCTAGCTAGAGGTGGGGGAGCATCGGTGTCGGGTCTGGTGTTCCCCCTTCAATAACCATCCCGACAAACCCGAATCATCACAAAAGGAGACCCGATTATGGACTTGATGAACATTGGTACTACCAAAGAAACTACAGACGTTACTTTGTATAACCCAGTAAACTCTGAACTATTGACTAACGAAGATGGCTCAGATATGACAATTACAATTTGTGGCCCATACTCAAAGAAATATAAGGCCATTTCTCACGCACAACAGAACCGTCGATTGATGAAAGCTCAACGTACTGGTGGTAAGCTAAACCTTACTGCAGAAGAGATTGAAGCATCAGCATTAGACCTCTTGGTTAAGTGTGTAGAGTCTTGGAACATCACAGTAGGTGGTGAACAGCCTGAATGTAAAGAAGCTAAAGTGCGAGAACTATTTGAACAACTACCTTGGGTACGTGAACAAGTAGATGCTGCTTTAGGTGATGCACAGGCTTTTTTGGACAAGTAAGGGCAGAACTAGAAGAGTTTGCTGAACACTCTTTTAGAATGGGTAGGAAAGTTAAGGGTAAGTCAACCGAAGCTGACCACCTAGCCCAAGCAGCAAAACAAATGGGGAAGAGGCTTGAAGAGGTAGAACAGTTTAACTCTGATGCACTCTTCCCTGATGTTGCTGCACATATCTGGTCGTCATTCCTAGAACTACATGAAGGTAGAACTTATGGAATGTCAGGGCCAAATCCTATATCCTACGACATAATAAAGGCTTGGTGTGACCTTACAAGTATCACACTTTCACCGTGGGAAATAGAAACTATAAAGTCCCTTGATAACTTGTGGATCAAAACTATAGGCGAAGAGAATGGCTAACGACCTTTTACAGTTAGATTTTGTTGTTAAGCAGTATGGGTTAGATGAAGCCCTAACGCTGACTGCAAAGTTTGAACGTGAGATTATGAAGACCGTCAATGCTTACCAAAAGGGTCAGATTACTCAAGATCGTTATCAAAAATCTCTACTTAATACAAAAAGACAAATGTCTGCTCTTACCGATGAAAATGGTAGGCAGATTATGTCTATACATAAAGCAAATGCCCTTGTACAAAGGTTTATTGCTACTCAAGGTAACTTAAATAAGTCGCTGAATGCAAATTCCGCTGCAATGCAACAAACTAAAAGGAATACAAACCAACTTGGGGTTTTGTTCCAACAATCTGGTTATCAGATTGGTGACTTTGCTGTTCAGGTACAGTCTGGCACAAATGTTATGGTTGCATTTGGTCAACAGGCCACTCAGCTTATTGGTACTTTTGCTATGCTTGCTAAAAGTACTGCTGCTATTGCTGCATTTTCTACGCTTGGTATTATAGTTCCCATTGCTACAGCAATAGCTGGTGCATTTATGAGAACGGCTAAGTCAGCAGAGGAGGCCAAAGATAAGGTAACTGGGTTAACTAAGACACTTAGGGATTTCAGACAAGAACAACGAGCTTTAGAACAAGGTATAACTACTGATCAACTAGCTTTAGTTGACAGAGTGAATGCTATTAAAGAACTTAGGCAGGAGCAGTTACAACTTATAAAAGATTTACAAAGTAACAGTAATGCTTCTAACATTATGAATGTAGATTTAAGCGTTGCTGAACGCCTGTCAGCACTTATAGGTTCTGCTTTTGACCCAAGTAAACAAGCTGATGCTGAAAGTGTCATTAACACTCTTAATGACTTAATGGATAAGGCTCTTGACCAACAACGAGAGCTACAAGTTAAGATAAACGCTGAATACGTAAAGCGTACTCGTTCTATGGAAGACGCTAATAAACTTGCCTCTATAGAGAATAAGTTTGGTCAAGACCACGTTAAGTACAGGAATGAGGTTCGCAGACAAGCGGAAAACGCCCTAGAACTAGAAATTAAACAGTCTGGTGTTAGTAGTTTTGTTGCCGAAAGGCTTAGAGATAGACTTAAATCAGAGTACGACATTATTGATGCTAAAGCTGACCAAGATGACTTAGACAGATTAGCTTTAGCCAGACAAGAGGCTATACAAAACAGTTACAAATCTGGCCTAGCTGTTTTACAACAGATGACCTCTGAAGTTGAAAAAAGAGAAGCTGCTGTTAAAAGAATAAAAGATTCCCATGAAGATCAAATGGGAACCCTCCTCGATCAAATTAAACTTCTTGAAATAGAATCTCGGTTTGGCAAAAATAATTCTAGGTATAGACAGGAATCTGCTAAACAAGCTAGAGATGCATATAAGGAATCTCGTGAAGCACTAGGAGTTAAAGGTAACCTATTAAAGAAGGAAATGGAGTTATATGACCAACTCCAAGTCTCCAGAAAAGAAGCTGAATTAAACTTAAATATTCTGAAAGCTCAAGCAAGAACACCTATCTATGAACCTTTAACGCAAGCGCAGATTGAAGCTAATAAACTTAACCAAGAATTGATTGATGGTTTCAATACTGCAAACGATTTGAAGAAAGAGCTTGGAGAAGGTGCTTATGAAGCTCTACGTCTAGCTGGCGTTGACATGGCTTCCCCTATCTCTGATGCTAAAAAAGAAGCCGCTAAACTAGCTGATGAAATGGGTATTGCACTAGAGGCTGCGATAGCCTTGAAAAAAGCTCAGTCTGATGAAGAGCTTGTTATGTCTCAGCCAGTAGTTACAGGTAAAGTTACTGATAGGTATGATATAGAAACCCTAATGCGTATGGGTTATACTAAAGACTATCTTATTGCTATAGGTAAGATAAAAGAAGAGACTAAGAAAGCTGGAGATGCTACAGAAGAACTAGCCGACAAAATAAGAGATTTAGAAGATGCGGCTGATCCTTTTAGGGCTTATAATAGAGAACTAAAAGAGCTAGATAAAATGCTGGATAAGAACCAGATTAGTCAAAAGGCTTACAACAAAGCTGTAGACGACCTTAATGAAGGTTTAGGTCAAACAATACCAATCATTGGTGATGTAGAACAAGCGTTCTCAGATTGGTTAGCCAATGGTATGAGAGACTTTAAGGGCTTCGTAAGTTCTATCAAGGATATGTTCGTAAAGCTATTAGCTGATCTAGCTGCACAGGCAGTCCGTAACCGTATTCTAATTCCTATTGTAGCGGGTGTTGGTGGTGGTCTGGGTAATGCCGCTGCTGCAGGGACTGCTGGCGGGGCAGTCGCTGGTGGTGGAATTGGTGCTACCCTAGCTGCTGGTGCGTATGGGGTTGGTCAAGGGCTTTCTGCTGCTCTAGGTATAGGTGGATTTACAAGTGCTGGTATATTTAATGTGGGTGCTAACGCTGCTGTAGCTACTGCTGCTGGTGCAAGTCCTTTAGCGGCATCAATCGGTGCTGCTTTACCTGTTCTTGCTGCTGTCGTTTTCCTCGTTGGACTATTCACTAAGAAAACCAAACTACTCGACAGTGGACTAAGAACTACTATTGAGGGTTTTGATGTAGCTATTGAGACTTTTAAACTTACACAAACCAGTCGTTTGTTTGGTTTACTGAAGGGGCCGAAGGTTACAACTTACGAAGATGCACCTGCAGAATTAGCAGACCCACTGATAGAAGCTATCGGTGACATGCAACAGAGTATCCTTGATGCTGCTGGTACTTTAGGTATTGGTGCTGGCCTGTTTGAGAACTTCAGTTATCAGTTTAAGGTATCACTTAAAGGTCTAACCGAAGAAGAACAGCTACAGAAGATCAACGAAGAAATCACTAAGATGGGTGATAGCTTTGCTTCTTTGTCTGGTCACTTCGAGACTATGAATGAGCTTCTTCAGGTTGCACAACAGAGATACGACCTAGAGACAAGACTGCTAAGTTTACTCAACGACCAATCTGCCCTACTAACTCGTCAAAGACAAATTGAACGTGCAGCTGTACATGAGCTAAACCAAGGTACTCTTACTCAAATCTATGCTCTAGAAGATGCTTACGGTGCTGTGAACTCAGCATTTGCTACGGTACAGAGGTCTATAGAAGCACGTAAGACTAAGATTACTGAAGACTTTAGCGACATCATGGATGCTCTTCAAGCTCGTATCAAGACTGCTCAAGATGATGTAGGCGTAAGCCGTGGTATCTTAGGTTCTCTTGAGGGTGCTTCTGGTGACTCTGGTATGACCAGAGGTGCTGGTATGGCTTACCTACGTAGCCTACGTGGTGCTTCTCGTATCACTGACCAGAAGAAACTAGATGATGCTCTACAGGCTATTGCTGATCCATCTCAGGACTTGTACACTAACTTTGTCGATTACCAGAGAGACTTCCAAGATCAGACTAACCTAGTACGTGAGTTAGAAGAAAAAGCTAAACTTCAACTAAGCACAGATGAACAAACTCTTCTACAGCTACAAGATGAAGCTCAAGCTGCTCAAGATCGTTACGATGGTCAGATTGATAAGCTAGATGAACAACTAGAAGCTGCTCAAGCTCAACTAAATGCATTGTTTGGGATTGATACTTCAGTTAAGTCTGTAGCCGAAGCTATCAGTGCATTAGGTTCTGCTGTCAATGCTGCACAAGCTGCACAAGAAACTGCTAAAGCCTCTTCTGCTGCTGCGACAGGTGGTGGTAGTAAAGCTATTGCTCAATATGGTGGAGATGTAGGACTACTTGAGAAGTATGATGTAGGGACTGACTATAGTAAATCAGGTAAGACCTATGATCATATTAAACTTCAAGGTGCTAGTCAGCTTATGGATGCTGCCAAGAGTTTGGGTGTACAAACTTCAGGTAAAACAGGAGCAGAAATACAGCAAGCTATCTCTAACGCAGGTTATTTAGCTGTAAGTCTAGATAAAGCTACCAGAGGCCAGCAGTTTGCTATGGGCGGTATGTTCGGTGGTGGTATCCGTATGGTTGGTGAACGTGGCCCAGAGATTGAAGCTACAGGCCCATCACGTATCTTTAGTACTAAGCAGACTGCTGAATTATTCCGTAACCCAGAGCTTGTCGCAGAGGTTCGTAGCTTACGTGAAGAGGTTGCAGGTCTACGGTCTGAAAGCAGACAACTACAAGCAAGTAATTCTAAGTATGTCAAGCGGAACTACGATATTAACCGCAAGTGGGATACTGAAGGTCTTCCAGCTACAAGGACTTAATAGATGCAGATTATTAAACCTGTAACAGTTACCAACAGTATTCTCACTAGCTCTAATGTCCCTGAAACTGACTACGCTGAATGGTCTTCTGGTACGACATACGCTGATGGTGATAACGTCATTGTTATTGGTACGACACACAAGGTCTATGAAAGCCTAGTGAACAGTAACGTAGGTAATGACCCTACAACTGATGATGGTACTAACTGGTTAGAGATTAGTGCTACCAATCGTTGGAAAGCATTTGACCAGAAGATTAGTCAACCTGTAACTAACCTAAATAGCATTGAGTATGTCTTAAGTGACCCAAACTCTAACATTACCTCTGTCGCCTTATTCGGTCTAAAGGGTGTTACAGCTAATGTAACTGTGACTGATGGTGCAACTGAAGTATACAACCAAGATATATCTTTAACTGACAACAGAAACATTGTTGACTGGTATACATATTTCTTTGAAGAGCAAGTACAGAAAGAACAAGCACAGTGGCTAGACATACCACCTTATCTTGGTTCTACTGTTACTATCACTGTCACAGAGGCTTCAGGTGAAACTGCTCAACTAGGTCAACTTGTCTTAGGGTTCTTAAGTGACTTAGGTGTAACTAACTACGGTACATCAATCAGTATCGAAGACTTCTCACGTAAAGAGACAGATGACTTCGGTAACTTTATTGTTGTAGAGAGAGCATTTGCTCAGTTAGCTGATTTTGACATTCAGTTTGAAACTGGTAATGCTCGTAAAATACAGAGGACGTTGGCTGGATTTAGGGCCACCCCAATCGTCTATATTGGCTCAGAAGATACATCCTATGGTACAACCATCTATGGTTTCTATCGTAGGTTTGATTTAACGCTAGAAGGCCCATCGTTATCATTCGGAGCTATAGAAGTAGAAGGATTGACATAATATGGCATACCCACCCATTACCACATTACCATCCCCACCCAGTAGGCAAGACCCAGCTAACTTTGCAACTGAAGCTGATGCTTTCCTTGGTGCATTACCTGACTTCGGTGATGAAGCTAATGCCCTTGGTAGTTATCTAGATGGTGTAGCTTCAGATGTAGACACAGATGCTACTGCTGCTGCCACATCAGCTACTAACGCCGCTACAAGTGCAACTGCTGCTGCCAATAGTGCTACTGCTGCTGCAGCTTCTGCTGCTTCTGCTGGTGATGCTTGGGTCTCAGGGGCATCCTACACTGCAGGTGACTTGGTCTACTCTACGGTAGACTATCAGACCTACAGAGCTATTACAACGCACTCAGGAGAGACTACAGACCCTTCTGAGGATACTACTAACTGGGTATCTCAAGGTGGTGGAGGCGGTGGTGGCCTCACAAGTCAGACAGCTACGACTACAACTACAAGTCAGACTTCTATCGCTACTTATGCTGTTGCTGATTATACAGCTATGGAACTTACCATTGTAGCTGATGATAGTACAGACCGTACAATCACTAAACTACTTGTCGTACACAATGGCACTACAGCTTCTGCTACACAGTATGGTGAAGTAAACACTAATGCTGCATTAGCTACATATGATGTGGATGTCTCAGGTGGTAATGTTCGTCTGTTAGCTACTCCAGCCTCTGCTACAAGCACAGACTTTACGACTAAAGAGAACCTTTTTGAACCAGTAGTATAAGATTTAAGACAAGGGGAAGGTGAACCATGTCAAACAATAAAGACTTCAAAGTAAAGAATGGTATCCAGCCAACGGTGTATCACGAGGGCTTGGGTACTGTTGTGTCTGGGAGTGTAGGGTATAGCCTTTCTGCTGCTAGTTATGATAGTGTTAGTTTTAGTGTAACTAGTCAGGAGACAAGCCCTACTGGATTGTTCTTTAAATCGGATGGCCTTAAAGTTTATATAGTGGGGTTAGACTTTGCCACAGTGTTTCAATACAGTTTAAGTACTGCTTGGGATATTTCTACAGCTAGTTACGACAGTGTTAGTTTCTCCGTATCATCTCAAGATACTATACCAACTGGCCTCTCTTTTAAATCCGATGGCACTAAAATGTATGTTGTCGGAAACTTAGGCGTTGACATAAATGAGTATAACTTAAGCACTGCATGGGATATTTCTACAGCATCTTACTCGCAAAACTTTAGTGTGTCTTCTCAGGAAACAGCTCCATATGATGTTACCTTTAAGACAGATGGCACTAAAATGTACATTTGTGGTCTTGCTGGGGATGAAATCAATGAGTATAACTTAAGTACTGCATGGGATATTTCTACTGCTTCAGCTAGTCAGGTGTTTAGTGTATCTGCACAAGAGGGAAACCCTCGAAGTTTATTTTTTAAGTCTGACGGAACTAAGCTATTTTTATCTGGGACTGATAACGATAGTGTTTATCTGTACAATCTATCTACCGCTTGGGATATTTCTACAGCTAGTTACGATACGAGTTTTAGTGTAACAAGTCAGGATACTTTGCCAACTGGTATATACATAAAACCTGATGGTACTAAAATGTATGTTACTGGTTATGCTTCTGATGCAATCTACCAATACTCCACAGTCCAAACCACCAACACCCTAGACCTATCCACTGGCTCAGTCTTTGACCTAACCCCAACGTCTGACGTACAAGTAACCTTAAGCAACCCTGCTGATAGTGGTACTGTTAGTCAGGCTACGTTGTTGTTGACTGCCAGTGGTACAGCCTATACCATCACCTATCCTAGCATCTTAGAGTGGCCCTCTGGCACAGCACCTACGTCACCCGCTATTGGTGAAACAGATGTTATAACATTCACTACGTCAGACGGTGGTACATCCTACCAAGCAGTACAAGCAATAGATGGAGCTAAGTAATGGCTAACAACAAAGATTTTCTATTAAAGAATGCTGTAGAAGTAGGTGGTTCTACAAAGGTAACACTAGGGACAATCACTAGCAGTGACATTGATCTTAGCACAGGTAACTACTTCAGTGACACACTAGCAGCTAACACAACGTACACTATCAGTAATGCAGGTGATGTGCAGTCGTTTCAGCTAGAGGTGACTGGTGGTGCTGTAGGGTACGACTTGGGTGCTGCGGTTTATGATAGCGTTAGTTTTAGTGTAGCGTCGCAAGAGCTTACACCGACAGGCGTTGCCTTTAACACAGACGGAACTAAGATGTTTATCTGCGGCTCTGCTGGCGATGAGGTTAATGAGTATGCGCTTAGTACAGCATGGGATGTAAGTACGGCATCTTACACAACAGTTTTTAGTGTATCTGCTCAAGACACTGCGCCAGAAGATATTACATTTAAGCCAGACGGAACTAAAATGTATATGGTGGGTAGAACTGGTGATGCTGTTTATCAATATAGTTTATCTACGGCTTATGGTATAAGCACTGCCTCTTACGATAGTGTTTCATTGTCTGTTTCAAGTCAGGATATTTTCCCCACTGGATTGAGATTTAGCAGTGATGGCACAAAACTGTTTGTTCTAGGGGACACCAATGACACTATATACCAGTATGATCTAACAACGGCATGGGATTTATCTACAGCATCTTATGCAAGTAAAAGTTTTAGCGTAGCCTCTCAGGATTCTGCTCCTTCTTCACTTGCATTTAATGATAGTGGTACAAAACTGTTTGTTCTAGGTCGCAGTACGAGGGATGCGTTTCAGTACACATTAAGTACAGCTTGGGATATTTCTACTGCATCCTATGATAGCATTACATTTGTGTTAGAAAATCAACCGGGCGATCCTGCTGGTATGGCGTTTAGTGCAGATGGGACTAAGATGTATGTTGTGGACTACAACGCAGATTTAGTTTATCAATACTCAACAGCCGTAGCCACAACCCTAACATGGCCTACCTCAATAGAATGGGGCGGTGGTGTATCTCCTGCTGCTCCTGCTGCTGGTGAGACTGACGTGTTTACTATTACAACAGACGATGGTGGTACGACTTATACAGGTGTAAAAACCGCTGATAACTTAAGCTAATCTGGAAGGTGAAGGAATGGCTAACGATAAAAGTTTTAAGATAAAGAATGGATTACTCGCAGGTAGGTACTTGCAGAGTAATGGTGTTGAGACTGAGGGTAGTGTGGGGTACGACATTGCTGGTGCTAGTTATGATAGCAAGAGTTTTGATGTTAATTCTCAACTAGGGGATATTTATGGCGGTGCATTTAAATCAGATGGAACTAAGTTTTACGCTGTAAATACATCAACCCCCTTTATGGTGGCTTATGATTTAAGTACTGCTTGGGATATTTCTACTGCATCCTATAATACAGAAACATTTAACCCAACCTCTCAGGATACTATACCATACGGAGTAGACTTTAAGCCTGATGGCACTAAGATGTATGTTGTTTTTAATGGAAATGACACAGTTTACCAATATTCCTTAAGTACTGCTTGGGATATATCTACTGCATCTTATGATACTGGTAAAACAGTAAGTGTTACTTCTCAAACCACCTTTCCTGTCGGTATAAAATTTAAGCCTGATGGCACTAAGATGTACGTAAACACTATTGGTATTATATATCAATATGCTCTATCTACAGCTTGGGATGTTAGTACAGCTTCTTATGAAAGTAAATCTTTTGATCATACTAGTGAATCTAATGGTAATTATCAACTTGATTTTAATTCTGACGGAAATAAGTTTTGGGTTGCGAATGGGTCATCTGATGCAATCTATCAGTACTCTTTAAGCACAGCTTATGACATATCCACAGCCTCTTATGACAACGTAAGTTTTAGTACAATAAATGAAGGTACTAATGTTAGGTGTGTGATCTTAAAGACCGATGGTACTAAGATGTACACAATAGATGGTGCAAGTGATCAAGTTCTCCAATACTCTACAGCATCCTACACCCAAACCCTAGACCTATCCACAGGTAACACATTCAGCTTCACCCCCAGTGGTGCTACTACTGTGTCGTTCACTAACCCACCAGCATCAGATACTGCTGTAGGTTTTGCTGTAGAGATTGTCGGGGATGGTAGTGCTATCACATGGCCTAGCTCAGTAAAGTGGCCTAGTGGTACAGCACCAACAGCAACAGCATCAAAAGAGTTATACACGTTCATCACGACAGATGGTGGAACAACTTACTACGGTAAGAAAGCGGCAGGAGATATAGCATGAGCAATGTAGCACGAGTAGCAGGACAGGCAGCTAATACTCTGAGTAAGCCTTTGAACGTAGAAGAGGTGTTCAGCACTTATTTGTATGAGGGTAACGCTTCTACAAATACAATTACTAATGGGATAGATTTAAGTAACGAAGGTGGATTGGTTTGGTGTAAGCGTAGGGATGCCTCATCTTCACATGCTCTTTATGATACCGAAAGGGGAGCATCTGGAACTGATGCACTTATTTCTAATACTACTGATGCAGAAGTTACTGGCAGTATGTCATCATTTAACAACAATGGTTTTACATTAGACAGTAATAGTAGATCAAATGCCTCTGGCGATGATATGGTTTCTTGGACATTCCGCAAAGCCCCTAAGTTCTTTGATGTTCAAACTTGGAGCGGAAACTCAACATCTGGTCGTGCTATACCACATAACCTTGGTACGACTCCTGGAATGATTATAGTCAAATGGTATGATGGGTCACAAAACTGGGCAGTTTGGCACAAGGACTTAACCGCAGGAACCTTTTTACTTCTAAACGAGTCAAATGCAGTTGTAACTAATTCTAATGTGTTTACTACAACATCCCCGACTGACAGTGTGTTTTACGTTGGCTCAGATTATGCAACAAATGGTACAAGTGCAAACTACGTCGCCTACCTATTCGCCCACAACGATGGTGACGGTAACTTCGGCCCTGATGGTGATGCTGATGTTATCAAGTGTGGGAGTTTTACGACTGACGCTG